CATCGGATTGGACCCGGAAAGCCTCCGTCGCCTCGGAAAGGTCTTTTGTAGCAGCGGCAAGCGCGGCGGCATCTTCTGATGTTGAGAAAAACGCACTCGCCAGCAACGGCAGGGCGACACCAGCCACAAGACCGACCGCAGCACCAACCGCGCCAAACGCAAGGCCAAGGTCCGGCAACTGGATTGCAAGCGCCTGGATGAAATTTCCGGTCGCCATGGTTTGCTGGCCGACCTGCGAAAGCTGCTGCGCCGCACCCCGCGCAACGTTGCTGAAATTGCCAGCCGCCGCGCCAGCCCCGGTGAATTTATTCCCAAGGCCAGTGACCTTAAGGCCAGCGGCATTAGCCGCAGCCGCAAGTTTACCAAGATCACCCTGAGCCGCCGCAACTGCGGCCTTAAGCGCGCTGGCGTCCCCGGTGATCTTGACATTAAGCGCGGCAAGTTCGGTCATTTATTCGCCATCTTCTCTTTATGCTTTCGCCGCGCCTCGGCCCATTCTCGGCTGCTAAATCCGCCGCTCTTTTTGGTGCCAGAGGTTATTTCCTCAATCCGCTCGCTTTCGGCCATCTTGGCGTCAAACTCAGCCCACCACTCCCCAATCGTCATACCCCAGAACTCTGACGGCTGGACCCCCCAAGCCCGCGCCGCCTGATAAGCGCCACGGGAAAAGGCGGCCCATGTTACTCCCCCGTTGCGGGCGCCTCCGATGCCGAAGGCTCGCGTTGGCTTTGCGACGTGGTGATGTGCAGGATATACGCCATTGCGGGCTCCATGCACTCAATATAGCCCGCGTCAAAGACAACGGCCTTCCAGTCGTCAAGCGACCGCTTGTCACCCGCCGCCTTGGCCCCGATCCACAGCACAACCGGGATATTCGCCACCGTGAGAGACAGCTTCGGCTGATACGCCGGGATTGCTGATGCGAGATGGTTTTCCTTGATCAGCGCAATCGGATCACCGATATGCCGCATGACATCTTCCGCCGCGCCAAACGTGCCACGCAGCGAAACATCAGCCCCGCCAATCTTTACGACGATATCCCGCATTAGGTGCCCGCCGTGTAAGCGACAACGCCGCTAGACATAAACGTCGCCGAAAACTCGACAGCGCCGTCATGCTCGCCAGTCTGCTCAAAGCTGGACAGGTAGAACGTGCCGGAAATAGTTCCGGTCGTGGTCGGCAATTCGCCCGTAAGCGTCTCGCCAGTCCCGTTGAAAAACTCGTTGATCAGCACTTGATCAGACGAAATCCCGCCAACGGTCACCTCAACCGATTTCAGGCCCGGCGTGGCAAGCAGGGTGCGCCACCCGTTATCATCGTCGGTCGTCACGTCCACCAGATCGGCGGTTGCCGTCCAGCCCTTGGTGCGCACGCCCACAAGCGTCACGCTGTCCCATTTGATCTGCAAAGCCCGCCCGTTTGCGCCAGCCATGTTATTCGCTCCTTATCAGGCCGACCGGCCAATGATGCCAATTTGATAGGTCGCCGCAGCGCCCGACGAATTTGTGACACGCAGCGTGTCCGCAGACCCGCCCGCCACCGCGCCGAAACCGGCTGCATCGCCGCAGCCGAAGAACAAGAACCCGCCCGGCCTGATGGGTCCGAATGTCGGAGTGGTGCCGCCCATGAAGCCCGTGATCGGATTGGACGCCGCCGCGCCAATCGTCAGGTTCGTCGTATTAGCCGCACCGCTCGCAGGCGCATTGACGACGAACACCGCCACCAATTCAGCCATTGCAACGGTCGAGCCAAATGCGTCAGATAGAACCCCGGCCAAATCAAGATCATCACTCGATGCCGAACTCACCGTGCGTTGGTCCATCCAGAGAATGTCGGCTTTTCCCGCCGTGGTGCCATTCGTCAAGTCGATAATCTGCGAAATCTCAGGCGTGAAATTCGGGCCTCCGAAATCATTGCTGCCCGTTTGGGTCGCCTGCATTTTTGCAATTAGCCGCGCCGTCAGTGCCATTCCTACGCCTCCTGAATTGTCAGCCGGTATCTCTGGACACCGTGTTTCGTTACGCCGTCCGGGTCACTCAAAGCCTCGGAAAACTCATTAATGCAGTCTATCACGTTATAGCCTGTCTTGAAAAGGCTTGCGCGATGCAGCCTGGAATACGCAGCACCCATGATTGTTTTAACCTCTGCAAATCCAGATGCCCGAGACCAGAAGTGCAGCGTCACCGTGATAGCCGACCCGATAGTGTCATCAGTATCCCAAGGCGCACCCTGATCATTGCCAATCACGACATACGGAAAGGTTGTATCAGGCGCGGCTTCCGGCAGAAACGGCGCGGTGTCAAATACCGTTGCACCGATTTGCCCGTTGATCCTGTCAAAAACAACCTGCTGGGCGGTGTTTAGGAACATTACTTCACCCTCGCCTCAATTGCGGCCTTGAGGCCCTTTTCCAGCCCAATGCTGGCGGCTTTGAATGACGGCAACAGCCAAGGACGCGCGGCCATGCGAGACGTGCCAAATTCCAGCATCGGGCCATATGCAACGTTAGTTCCGACAATTGCAGTCGTTCCGCTGATGATCGCCTTGACCGACCCAACAAGCCCCCCTCTGTCAGTTGCGGGATATTGCCCCGGCGCAGATGCAATGTGCGTCGCATTCCCGCGCCGATACGTGCGGCCTGTTTTAGACCCGCCAGAAATGCCAGCAACCGCAAGATTTCGCGTCTCATTGGCCAGATCGAAAATAGCGCCCTCAATCACATCATCAGCATCAGCGCCAAGAGCGATTAGCTGATCGGTCAGGGCTTTCAGGCCAACGATGTCAACATCAAGCGTTGTCACGAACCCACCCCATCACTCAGTCGCCATTCCAGCCATCCGCGCGACCCGTCAGGATCGACAACCCCCAAAACGGCATATTCGCCGCCGCCCCAAATCACTCGCTGCGCCGCCGTCGCCCCGTGGAAATACCGCGTCACCATCTTATACACATTGCCCGGCGCTGTCCGCATGTATCCCCACCGCTCTGACCCCGGCGCCGCAGTAATCATTGCCCACGTCGCTGCCCCCGGCACCGCAGCCCACGTTACCACAAAGCCGCCCTGCCCATCGCTGGCCCGCGTTTTCGATTGGATCGAAACCGACTGGTTCAACATCCCCGCGTTGTATTTGCCGCAAGCTACCATGCCAGCATATCCATGACCCGAAACGGCTGTAGCAAAGCCTTGCACCCTTCCGGCGCCTCGCAACCCATGCGGCAATCATACATGGCGCTGATGTGCTGCATCAATGCCACCCGCACCATTGCAGGCAAAGACGCGCCCCATCCGGCCGAATAGCGAACCACGACAGAGGCGCGGCGCCGCAGATCGGCTGGCCACGAATATCCGTCATTCAGCGTCACCCGGTCGCCATTCAGGAAATACGCCGCCGAAGTCAGCACCGCGCTCGTATTGTCGCGGTCATAAGTCGTGATTGACGTGATTGCCGAAACAGGACCATAGGCCAAGTCAATCTCGCGTGTTCCGTTGGTAAACACCGCCATAGAGATTGTATGGCTTCCCGGTCCAAGCCGATCCAGCGCGTCATGGTCATAGGCAGATGGGAAACCATCCATCACGGCTTCCAGAACTTTTTGCCGAATTGACCGGCCCATGTATTTCTCAGCCGACCCAATCGCGGCCTCAATAAAGCCAAGGATCAATTCATCGTCTGCATCGCCATCAACGCGCAGATAGGATTTTACCTCGTTCAGCGGCAGAATGTCGCCCGCCGTAACGCTGATTTCGTTCACCGTGCGGCGATTGTATGTCATTTCTGGCCCCCAAACGCCTGATCTTGTGAAATGGGCCAGTTTCCCGGCCCATCGCAAAAATCAGGTCGAAGCGGTCGTGCTGCCGATGGTCGTAACCGGCTGCGATGCGCTCGAAGGCCGACCGCGCAGGAAGCGCACAACGCAGACGGCATCGGTGTTGGTCGTGCCAGTGATAACAGCGCGCACATACCGCTTGCCACCACGATAGCCGATCAGGCCGATGTCCTTGTCGTCGTCGGTATCGGCGGTCACCGTCAGAGTGGTGTTGCCGAAAACCTCAGTCGAAGCGCAATCGACAAAATCCGTCGCAACGGTCGTGTCGCTGTGCTGCAACTTCATCGTGAAGCCAGAAGAGGTCCCGGCATCAGTCACGGTCGCCGTGCTGAGAAGAACCGAAAGGGCCTCATAGCCCTGACGGTCAATCAGAGCGGTTGCGTTGGCCGTGGTGCCCGAAAGCGTCTGATTGACGTTCCGGGTCACGTTCAGGCCGGAGTAAATATCCAGTGCCATTGTCTCTTTCCTTTCCCGGTTACGATGAGCACTTCATGATTTTGATGGCGTCAAAAGACGTCACATCGCCACCAGTGCGCTTGTAGGTGTAGAAGGTCACGAAACCCTTGTTGGTGTAGGGGTCACGCAGGATTTGCAGGCCGACACGATCCATGATCGTGTAAGCGCGGCGCCAGTCGGCATAGGCAACAGACAGAGCCGAAGCCCCGACAGCCGCCATGTCGTCAAAGAAAGTGACCGGCTTTTGCAGAATGCGCATGTCCACATTCTGGTTACCGGGGGCAACGGTCAGATTGAGGAAATGGTAGTTGTCGGTGGATTTCAGCTTCAAGACCTCGCCGAAGGTCGTGCGCTTCATCGCCCAAGAGGCGCCGGGCTGGTAAATTTCCTTCATCGCGTTTTGCGTGGCAATCATGCCAGCAATGGCGACGTTGGCCGCGGAAGTCGAGTTGATTTGCTCGATCTTGTCGCGCTCGTAAACGCCAGCCGATGCCCATGCAGCGTAGGTGGCAAAACCGCGCGGTGTGCCAACGCCAGTGCCGGTAACAAAGGCGGTGTTTTCGGCACGGGCAACCTTGTCCGAGACCTTGGCCATCAGCCAACCTTCAACGTCAAAATAGCCGTCTTCCAGCATTTCGGTCGTGATGCGCGGGCCGGCCTCATACTTGTGCGCAACGATGGTTTTCTGACCGATTGCCGGGGTGGTGGTTTCACCGCCAGAGGGGCCTTCGGCAACCCATCGGCCACCAGCTTCGTTGTCGTCAATGATCACGTCCATCTGCGGCGATGCAGAGGTGATCACATTGGCAAGGCGGCGCATGGGCGAGGTTTCGAACTCACGGGTAACCATGAAATTCGCCAGAACCGGGCGAACAAGAAAACCGCCTTCGGAGTTGACCGAGGTGGACATCGAACGAATTTCAATGCCTTCCGCCTTGGACGCCTTGACGCCATCGGGCACAAGGCCATCGCGCAGGTAGCTGTCAAGCTCCTTGCGGCCAGCGTCCTTTGCCTCTTTCGGCGCGTCTTGGCGCAGAAGCGCGGCCTCAATCTTCGCCTGCTTTTCTTGCAGTTCGGCAAGCGAAGCGGTCACGGAATCGGCCATCTTGGAGAATTTGGCCTCGTCCACCACATCGCGGCTTTTCACGGCGTCAACGTCTGACCGCAGAGCGGTGAACGTGCGCGCCATTTCTTCGATTTGATCTTTCAGTTCCATTGCCTATCCTTTCAGAGCCATGGTGAGTTTTTTCACAGCTTCGATCAGACCAGCATCCCGCAGGCCATCATCAGGATTTTCGCCAGCATCATCCCAATGCGGCAAATAGCCCTTACCTTGTGCCGCGATGGCCTTGGCGGCCTTCCGCGACAATCCGTGATCAATCAAAAGGCGCTCCAAATCGCGCTCGGTCTCGACTGATTTAACACTCGCAAACGCCATCGCATTCGCCGGGAATGTCACGATGGACGTCTCCCACAATTCAACCTCTTTGACGTATCGGATGCTGTCGCGGTATTCCGCGTCAATCGTGCGATAGCCGATCGACAGCCCGTCAATCGCACCAGCCCTGATCAGCGCAACGGCCTCTTTGCCCTTTTCCACGTCAAGCAAAATGCGGCCCTTGACGAATAGGCCCCGCGCGTCTTCCCGCACCTCGTCCCAAACGCCAATCGGCTTTTCCGCGTCATGCTGCCACAGCATCTTTACCTTGCGCGCGTTAAGCGACCCATTGAACGCGCCTGGCATGATGATATCGCCATAGCTGTCCTCATTTCCGAAGACCGCACCATAACCTTCAATGGCGCCGGTTTCGCCATCGGCCTTCCACTCGGTCGCAAAACTCTTATGCTCGACTG